CGTCCTATACGCTGGCGCATACCATCGAGGAAATCGCCCGCGACACTGTGAATGAATCGACGCTGCGCCAGGGCGACGACGGCCTCAACGAAGCGAGCCGCCTCATCCGGATCACCGAGCATTATGTGCGGACGGATTACGAAGGCGACGGCGACGCCTGTCTGTATCGCGTCACAACGGCCGGCGAGGAAGGCGAGGTTCTTATCAAGGACGGCGAGCCGGCGATCGTACGCGAGGACATGATCCCGTTCGCCGCGATGACGCCAGTGATCGTGACGCACCGGTTCTTCGGCCGGTCAGTTGCAGATCTGATCGTGGATATCCAGAGGATCAAGACGGCGCTGTTGCGCGGGATGCTGGACAATTTGTATCTACACAACAATCCCCGGGTCGAGGTTAGTGAAGCACACGCGAGCGAAACCACGCTCGACGATCTCCTTGTCTCGCGGCCAGGCGGCATCGTGCGCACGCGCCAGCCCGGGGGGATCAACTGGCAGGAAGTGCCCGACATCACCGGCTCGGTCTATCCGGCACTGCAATACATGGATGCGACTCGCGAGTGGCGTACCGGCTTATCGCGGCAGGGCCAAGGCGTCGATCCGAACGCATTGCAGAATCAGGTGGCGACGATCGCCAACCAGATGTTCAGCGCGACACAGGCGAAAATCAAGCTCATCGCCCGCATCTTTGCCGAGACCGGCATCCGCGATCTGTTCTGGCTCCTGCACGCCACGATCCGCAAGCATGGGCGCACGCCCGATCTGGTACGGCTCAAAAGCCAGTGGGTGACCGTCGATCCGCGTGACTGGCAGAACCGCGAGGACATGACGATCGCAGTCGGGCTCGGGACCGGTAGCAAGGCGGAGCAGCTCGCGCACCTGCAGCTCATCATCAACGCCCAGAAGGAAGCCGTGCTCGGCGGGCTGCCGATCGTCTCGGCAAAGAATTTCTACAATTCCGCGAAGGAACTCACGAAGCTCGCCGGCCATAAGAACGCCGATCTGTTCTTCACGCCGCCGGGCGGCCCGGCGGGCCCGCACGATCCCGCGAGCGCGCCTCTTAAGCCGCCGCCCGATCCCAAACAGGCACAGATGCAACAGCAGGTGGCTGCCCAGGCGCAGGCGCAGCAGCAGAAGATCGCGGCCGACCAGGCGCACGAGCAGGCCCGCCTCCAGGCGGAACTCGCGCTCCAGCAGATGCGCTTCGACATCGACGCGCGGCTCAAATGGCTCGACGCGCACCTCAAGGCTGCGCAGAGCACGAACGATTTGCGAGGAAAGAATGACGGAGGACCTCAACCTTCACCATGACAAGGACCGCGGCGCGCGAGCAGAAGCGCTCTTGCGCAACGAATTGCTGATCGAGACCTTCGCCGCGCTCGACGCCGAATACGTCAAGGCTTGGCGGCTCACACATATCAACGACGTCAATGCGCGCGAGCGGCTGTTCCAGGCGGTGCAGATCGTCGGCAAAGTGAAGGACCATCTGGCGAAGCTGGTCAACAACGGCAAGCTCGCGCAGCGCGAGCTTGATGAAATCGAGGCCAAGCGCAAACGCTTCGGGTCACGCTCACCGAAGTGATGCGAAAGCGCCTGGAAACTTTTGCCTGTCAGCTGCCGCGCGAGGTGAATCGCGATTTGGCGCGCGAAGGCAACGCAGCGACGACGCGAACGTCCTTCGAGGTCGGCGAGGGGAATTCCGTAGTAGCGGCAGATGGCATTCTTCACGTCGGAAATTCCGAACGCGCCCTGGCGAGGCCACGGGCAGGACGGGTCCGTCAGCGCAGCCATCTGCTGTTCAAGAGTGCCAACGCGCGAGGCGATGCCCGCGATTTCCTCGCTCGTTGGCGGTGACAGCCAATTCGGCGGACCGCCTGCCGGGGGGAGGAAGCGCGCGCTGGCCTGGGACCCCGGTGGAACTTGCATACGCGCGAGCCGCTGTTTGCGCTCCGCTTTTAACTTGTCGACAAGGCTTGTCATTGACTTTAGTCCTATGATAATTATCCTAGGATAATAATCTTAGAGACTGCTATTGCAAGGACTATTTTCACAGCCAGAAGAAAGCGAGGCGACAATGAAGCCGATCGATCGGAATTGGGAGCGCGCGGCTCGGGCGGGCAGCAAGGCGCGCCGGCAGGGGCTCTCCGCCATCGAGGCAGCCAAGGCGATGATCGAGGCCGGCTTCGACGAGAGCGCGGCGCATATCGATTTCAAGGCGAGGGTGGCCGCGATACTAGCGAGCGGTCCCGCCGACCCAGCGATCAGGATTCGCTATCGAATGCGAGCAAGCATGTTGGCGGGCAGGAGCCTCGGTGCCGGGATCGTCGCGGTCGAGCGCTGGTACAAGGCGGAACGCAGGGCGTACCAGATCGCGCTATTCGCGCGGCCATCGCCACTGTCGCTCCTAACGCTTGCGGAGCTGCGCCTCATCCTGCGTTTCTTCCGCCGCAAGGGTATGGGCGATCAATTTCCGGCGCTGGTCGAGGCGGTGCTGCAACTTCCGTCGCGGCAGGACCTTTTGCGGGCTGCCGAGTAGTTTTCAGCGGCCGAGCCGACTAGCCCAGTCCGCAACCGTCCAACCGGGTGGGCACGGTGCGCGCGCAAAACGCCGTTTGCCTCGTGTTGAACTCAGCAAGCGCGCGCCTTTGCCCACCCTGCGCAGCCACCGCGAAAGGAAATGCCATGACAAGCAATAAGAACGCTGGGCCGCCGCAAGCCCAGGGGCCGGCCGAGATTCGCCAGTCGGTTGCGCGCAAACTCCTAGCGGCGATCGAGGACGACTTGGAGGATCACGCCGCACATGTCATTGCGGCGGTCCGCGAAGAACGCCCGCTCGATTACCTCAAGATCGCGATCGGCCTGTTGCCGGGGGAAATCGGGGTTGACGCGCCAAATCTGAAGGATGTCCCCAATGACCGACTTGCGAACCTTATTAGAGAGGTCCGACACGTCCTCACTGCAAGAGCTGGAGCTCCGGGCGAATGCGGACATGAACGAGAAGATCCAGGATCAACTTGACGCCGATTTAAAATATTTCGCCGCAAGTTACCTGCAAATCCGCAGCAAGAGCGGCAAGATCGAGCCATTGGAGCTGAACCGAGCGCAGTGCTACATCCACGAGCGCATCGAGGCGCAGCGCCAGAAAACCGGCAGAGTGCGCGCGCTCATCCTCAAGGGCCGCCAGCAGGGCTGCTCGACCTATGTGGCGGCCCGATTCTATCGCCGCACCGCATCTAAGGCAGGCGTGCGCACCTTCATTCTCACTCACGAGGAGGCGGCGACGCAGAACCTGTTTGAGATCGTCGAGCGCTTCCACAACAAGTGCCCGGACCGTCTCAAGCCGAAGACCGGCGCGTTCAACGCCAAGGAGCTTTGCTTCGACGCGATCGATTCCGGCTACAAGATTGGCACCGCCGGCACTAAGGCGGTCGGCCGCTCCTCAACGATACAGCTCTTCCACGGCTCTGAGGTCGCATTCTGGCCCTTTGCCGACACCCATGCGTCCGGCGTGCTGCAGGCGGTGCCGAATGCCGATCATACCGAGATCATCCTGGAGAGCACGGCCAACGGTATCGGCAATTTCTTCCACCAGACCTGGCGGGACGCGGAGGCCGGCAAGAACGACTACATTGCGATTTTCGTGCCCTGGTACTGGCAGGAGGAGTATCGGCGGCCGGCGCCGTCCTGCCAGATGGGCGCGCAAGCGCGCGCTCCTCAGCCCTTCGAGAGGCTTCCCGCAACTTCGCTGCGGGGAACTCCTCAAGGCGGGGCTCTTTTCGGCGCGGGTTTGGAACGCGCCCCTGCCGAGGCGCTGTGGAGCGAGGAGGAGCGCGAATACGCGACGTTCTACGGGCTGGACGCGAAACAGATGGCCTGGCGGCGAGCGAAAATTGCCGAACTCAAGGATGCGGCGCTGTTCAAGCAGGAATATCCCGGCAATGCCGCCGAAGCCTTCCAGCTTTCCGGGCACGACAGCTTCATCTCGCCAGCGCTCGTTGAGCGAGCGCGTAACGCCGAGGTCTCACCGGCGGGGCCGCTGGTGATCGGCTTTGATCCGGCCTGGACGGGGGAGGACCGCCACGCCATGGCGTTCCGGCGCGGGCGTAGACTGATCAAGGTGGAAACGAAACTGCGCCTCGACACCATGGCGGCGGCTGGCTGGCTCAAGCGCGTCATCGATGCGGAGGGGCCGGCCCGCGTGTTCATCGACGTAGGCGGGGTCGGCGCCGGCGTATTCGACCGGCTGCGCGAATGGGGCGAGCCCTACAGCGGGATTGTCTCGCCGGTGAACTTCGGCTCGGCTCCGTTCGAGCCGCCACGGCTCGACGACCGCGGGGCGCCCTCAGGCGGCCCGGCCAACAGGCGCGCGGAAATGTGGATGCGCTCGAAGGAATGGCTCGAAGATCCCTGCGGCGTGCAGATTCCCGATAGCGACGCTCTGCACGCGGACGCCTGCGGCCCGTCGTATCGCTACGACAGCCACACGCGCGTCGTGCTCGAACGGAAGGAGGATATGCGCCGGCGGGGCGTGCCCTCGCCCGATGAATGGGATGCGGTGGCGCTCACGTTTGCCGAGCCCGTGCCGCCGGCGGCGTGGCGGCGGCGGATCGAATATCCGCCGCTGGGGATTGCGTGAGGGGCGCTAACCCAACTTTCTCTACTCACGGAAAAAGCTGAGTAGAATCAAT